GATGGAACAGTCAGAAATGATTACGAACTTATCACTCGTTATAGAGAGATGGTTCTTCAACCAGAATGTGATAGTGCAGTTGACGATATTGTCAACGAAACTATTTGCGGTAACTTTGATGATGTTCCTGTTGAAGTAGAATTATCTAATCTAAAACAATCAGAAAAGATTAAAAAATTAATCAGAGATGAATTTCAAGAAGTTCTTCGTCTGCTTGATTTTGATAATCGTTCTTATGAGATCTTTCGTCGATGGTATGTCGATGGGAGACTTTTCTATCACAAAGTAATAGATCCAGATAATCCCAGAGATGGATTGGTGGAACTACGTTATATCGATCCTCGTAAGATCAGGAAGGTTACTGAATATGATCAGAAACGTCCAGAACAATTACGCGGTTTAGATTTGAATACTCAACTCACTCAAAAAAGTGCGGAGTATTTCCTATATAATCCTAAGGGATTAAAGAACTCTACTAATCAGGGCATGAAAATTGCTGCTGATTCAGTAACTTATTGTCATTCTGGTATACAGGATCTCAATAAGAATATGACTTTAAGCCATTTGCATAAAGCAATCAAGGCAGTTAATCAACTGCGTATGATTGAAGACTCTTTGGTAATCTATAGATTATCAAGAGCACCAGAACGTCGTATTTTCTATATTGATGTCGGTAACTTGCCTAAGAATAAAGCGGAACAATATCTCCGTGAAGTTATGGGTAGGTATCGTAACAAGTTAGTATACGATGCAAACACTGGGGAGATCAAGGACGATAAAAAGTTTATGTCCATGTTGGAAGACTTTTGGCTTCCAAGACGTGAAGGTGGAAGAGGTACAGAAATATCTACTTTACCTGGAGGACAAAACCTCGGAGAATTGGAAGACGTAAAATATTTCCAGAAGAAACTCTATAAAGCACTTAACGTTCCATCATCTAGATTAGAAACTGAAACAACGTTTAACATCGGTCGTGCTGCAGAAATAACTAGAGATGAAGTAAAGTTTCAAAAATTTATTGCACGTTTAAGAAAGAGATTCTCCGAATTGTTCATGGATCTCCTCAAAACTCAACTCATTCTAAAGGGTATTTGCTCTATGGAAGAATGGGAAGAGATGAAGGAGCACGTTCAATTCGACTTTATTGCGGATAATTACTTCACTGAACTGAAGGAAATTGAAATCCGTAATGAGAGAATGAATCAAGTAAATGCAATGGATCCTTATGTCGGCAAGTATTTCTCTATTGATTATATGCGTCGTCAAGTCCTAAAACAAAGTGAATCGGAGATCAAGGAAATTGACAAACAAATGGATTCTGAGCGAGAAGCAGGTCTTATTGTTGATCCTGCAGCAGAAATGGATCCCTCTATGGATCCTAATGCAGTCCCACAAGGGGACGACATCTCTGCCCAAGAAGCACCTGTAGAAGTTGATGCTGCGGATGCGAAGCGGGGAGAATTCTAAATAATAAATAACAATGTGAGGAAATCATTATGCCTAGCGAAATTGCAAAACAAATAGTTCAACAAATCTTCGGAGACGACAAAGCGAAAGCAGTTGACTCCGTGAATGATGCATTGAGTGCAACAGCATACGATGCAGTTCAAGCAAAGAAAGTTGAATTTGCTAAAGCAATGGGGTTTGAACTAGATGATACCGCACAAGCAGCTGCTGATGAAATAGAAGCAAACGCAACTGACGGTACAGATACTGAACCAGAAACTGTTGAAGTTGATGGTCGTAAACCTGAGGATCCACCAGAAGATGAGGTTGTTGATACAGCACCTTCTTCAATCGATCCACCAGAAGCTAAACAAGAAACCGAGGAACCAAAAGATGAGACTGATAGCTGAAGAGATTAATACTGTTGACTTTCTTTGTGAAGAGAAAGAAGGCAAGAAGAATTACTTCATTGAGGGAATCTTCTTACAAGCGGAACTAAAAAACCGTAACAACAGAATGTATCCACTCAAGACTCTTTCTAAAGAAGTCGCTAAATATGATGAGAACTACATTCAAAAAGGGCGTGCTCTTGGAGAATTAGGTCATCCAGATGGTCCTTCTATTAACTTAGATAGGGTTTCTCATAAGATCATGTCGCTCAAAGAAGATGGAAACAACTTCATTGGTAGAGCGAAATTACTTGACACACCTATGGGTAAAGTCGCTAAGTCATTGCTAGACGAGGGCGTAAAACTCGGTGTATCATCTAGAGGTATGGGTTCAATTCGTAAAGAAGAGAACTGTAATGTCGTTATGGACGACTTCATGTTAGCAACTGCTGCTGATATCGTCGCTGATCCTTCCGCACCTGATGCTTTTGTCGATGGAATCATGGAAGGAAAGGAGTGGGTTTGGGACAATGGAGTCCTAAAAGAGTCTGCAGTAGCAGAAATCAAGAAAGAAATAGATCAAGCAACCCTGATAAACCTTCAAGAACGCAAAATTTCCGCGTTTGAAGCGTTTTTAAAGAGTTTATGATTTATAAATAAATACAGACAACGCAAAAGCTAAACGGAGTTTAAACAAATGGCTGAGACCCTCGAAAAAGAGTTAGATAACATGGAAGAAGTGACCGAAGGCTCTGATCCTATCACTAAATCTGCAAAACCTGCTATGCCTATGGATACATCCAAGGCGGGTAGTGCTAAGAAAGTGGTTGACGTGGAAGGACCTTTAGGTGCTTCTGAAGAAGGTGCTAAAGGCACTAAGAATGCAGGTGCATCTGCATCTGGTTCAGTAAAGTATGAAGGAGATAAGTCTATCAAGACTAAACCTTCAGCAGCGTCCGCTAAAATGGAGGAGACTGACAATGGCGAAGAAGAAGCAATCGCTGAAACCAAGTACGACTTTACTGAAGATGTTAACGCTCTTGTCGCTGGTGAAGAACTATCAGAAGAGTTCCGAGTAAAAGCTGCGACTATTTTCGAGGCTGCGGTAACTGCCAAAGTTAACGACGAAGTTAAAGCGTTGCAAGAAGGTTTCGAGGAGACCTTGACTGAAGAAGTCGAAAAAATCCAAACAGAATTGGCCGAGAAGGTTGATGACTACCTATCTTATGCTGCTGAATCATGGATGAAGGAAAATTCACTCCAGATTGAGCACGGAATTAAGACTGAGATGGCAGAGTCATTCTTCAAAGGTCTAAAAGATCTTTTCTTAGAGCATAACTTTACAGTGCCCGAAGAGAAGTTTAACCTGCTAGATGGAATGGCAGGTGAGCTTGATGATATGGAAGCTAAACTCAATGAGCAAATCGAATCTAATGTATCTTTAAACAAGAGAATTGGAGAGTTTGTTAAAATGGAAATCGTGAACGAAGTTGCACATGGTCTTGCTGAAACCCAAAAGGAGAAGCTAGCATCATTGGCAGAGGGAGTTGAGTTTGAAACTGAAGAAGACTATCGAAAGAAAGTCGAGACTATCAAGGAATCATACTTTACTAAGAAGGCTGAAGTCGTTGCAGAAGCAAAGACTGAACCCACAGAAGAAAGTTCTGAACCCCTTGTAGAATCCACAGTAAGCGGATCAATGTCGAAGTACGTTGATGCAATCGCTCGCTGGTCCAAATAATTGTTAAATTAACTACTACTTTTCAAATTAAGTCACATGACACTTAAAAATTTACAAGAGAAGTGGGCTCCCGTTTTGAATCACGAAGCTCTTCCAGAGATTGAAGATTCTCATAAGCGTGGTGTTGTCGCACAACTCTTAGAAAACCAAGAAAAAGCACAAATCGAAGAAGGAAACATCCTTACTGAGACTCTGCAAACTGCTGGTACAGGCGGTTTTGCTACTGCTGCAACCGCAACAGGTCCTGTTGCAGGTTTCGACCCAGTATTGATTAGTCTTATTAGACGTTCAATGCCACAACTAATTGCATATGATATCGCTGGCGTTCAGCCAATGACTGGTCCTACAGGACTTATCTTTGCAATGAGAACACAATACGGAACAGAGAGATCACCTGCTAGTGGTGATTACAGAGAGGCATTCTTCAATGAGCCTAACGCTGGTTTCTCTGGTGCTGATGGAAACCGTCTTGCAGACTACGATCCAACTGCATCCGATGCAACTAACGACGCTGAAGGTGCTAACCCAGGTCTTCTTAACGACTCTCCTGCTGGAACTTACGAACTAACAGGTGATGCTCAAGGAATGAACACAACTGCTCTTGAAGCAATCGATGACAGTTCTGCTGCCACTGCTTTCAGAGAAATGGGTTTCTCAATCGAGAAAGTTACTGTTACTGCTAAAGCTAGAGCTTTAAAGGCAGAGTACAGTATTGAACTTGCTCAAGACTTGAAAGCAATTCATGGTCTAGATGCCGAGCAAGAGCTAAGCAACATTCTCTCTACAGAGATTCTTGCTGAAATTAACAGAGAAGTTGTTAGAACTATCTACACAAACGCTGTTAAAGGTGCTCAAAACAATACTTCTACTGCAGGTATCTTCGACTTAGACGTTGACTCAAATGGTAGATGGTCTGTTGAGAAATTCAAGGGACTTCTATTCCAGATCGAAAGAGATGCAAACGCAATCGGTCACGAGACAAGAAGAGGGAAGGGTAACATCCTTATCGCTTCTGCTGATGTTGTATCTGCTCTTGGTATGGCAGGCGTTCTTGACTATGCTCCAGGTCTTGCAGGTAACAATGGTCTTGTTCCTGATGACACATCTTCCACACTTGTTGGAACACTTAACGGACGCATCAAGGTTTACGTTGACCCATATTCAGCAAACGTAAGTGATAAGCACTACTATGTTGCTGGCTACAAAGGAACTTCTCCTTATGACGCAGGATTATTCTACTGCCCATACGTTCCATTACAGCAAGTTAGAGCAATCAACCCTAACACCTTCCAACCAAAAATTGGTTTCAAGACTCGTTACGGTATGGTATCTAACCCATTCTCTCAGGGACTTACTCAAGGTTCTGGTGCACTTACTGCTAACAGCAATAAGTACTACAGAAGAGTTCAAGTTGCAAACCTAATGTAATTCAGATATTACAATTAATTTTTAGAGGGTGCTTGACACCCTCTTTTTTTATGCTATAATATATTTGTTGGACGCAACATGGGAGTGACTGAATAAACTTACTGGCAACCGCTAGTTAAGGTGATGAGACACAGGTGGTGCTGCTGCAGCGATGCAGAACCGATCAACCAATCGGGTCTCAGGCAATAACGTA